CTTCTTACGTTTTTTTGCAACCTTCTTCTTCCGTTTCTGAGAAACTTTAGAGGGAGGCGATTGTATCTGTTTGCTCATTTGGGCACGACTGATAGCCATCTAACAATTCCACTTCCGTAAGCTCTTATTAATACGGCTGTCAGGATCGTTGGCTGTCTTTGCGCTTGTGTTGCGCTTCTTCATACCCTTCATACGTGCACAGAAAGATTTCCGCCGATTGGCGGCTTTAGAACCTTTCTTTAGTTTGCTGGGCTTTGTGGTAACAGCAGTCTTTAACTTACTACCGGGATTAGCTTTCCGATAGCTGGCAACACCCTTAGCGTTTAACCCGCCAGACTCACTCTTACCTTCTTTACGGGTCCAAGCGGGGGATTTTACACCCCCACCTTTTTTATAGTACGCCCGCATAACACCCTCCTAACTATAGAAGAAAGTCATGGCAGTAATGTTTGTCGCCACAGACACGTACACGTCTGAGGAACAGCGAATACCGTCATCAGGAATATTGATTGAGTGGGAGTCAGACGCTAGAAAATCAATATCCAACACTGTAGTGCCCCCGTTACCATTAGTAACTGTAAGACGCCCCGCACCTGCACCTGTTAAAACCTGCACCTGACGAACTCGCGCTGGACCTACACCTAGCGATCCTGTGCCTGCTACACGTTTGGTTAATACATCAGAAGACATATGTTAGCTTCCTTTCTTGGCGGAAGAACTCTTTGTCGTTTTCTTAGGTTCTACCTTTTTGATGGGCGTGCCATCAGGGTTTAGCCCACGAGCCGCGAGTTCTTCTTTAGAGGCTGGCTTGAATCTACTCATAACCTACCCCCTTACGATGCTGAGATTGTAGCACCAGTGTCAGAACGCTTCCAGTTTGTTCCGTCAGAGAAAGCCAAGATAGCGGAACCAGCCGCACCGTTTGAAACGAACACAAGCGTACCTGCACCTGCAGAAGAAGCTGATGGAGCGGTAGCTACGGTATAAGTTGGAACTTTAATATCACCAACAAAGCCGTTGGTAGAGGTCACTGGACCTGAAAAGGTGGTATTCGCCATGAATATGTCCTCACATGCGAGTTAAGTGGATCTGTCTGCATGTCGTCAGTCGGGCCTGTCAGATCCACGGGATACTCCCGATAATTAGCAAAGTACCACTGAGGTGGTAACTAAGTCAACAAAAAGAAAGGGGCCACCGAAGCAGCCCCCCTTTACTAAATTCTCTAAACGCTTACGCGCCGGGAGAACCAAAGATACCCAGTGGGTCAGATACACCGAAGCTGTAACGCTCACGAGCTTTGTAGCGGCTGTTGCCTGTATCGAAATCAGCATCCATCGAAGTCGCCATTGGCGCACGAGTGAAGTGCTTCAGACCGTTTGGTACGTCAGTCATCAAGAACCAAGCATTGGTGTCTGTCAGATAGTGGTTGACCGCATAGCCTTCAGGGATTGACCCGTTGTTGCGTAATGCGTTCAAATCGTTATCGGCAGTACCGACACGACCTTCTGTCTCTAGGAGACGAGTTGCCACAAACTGCAATGCTGGTGGGATAATCAACTTACGTGGCTGTGATGCGATAAGCAAACCACGTTCGTCTGTCCAACCCGCGATCTGAATAACTGCTGCTTCAAGCGATGTCTCGTTGAGGTCAGCCGCTACTGCTGGCGTGTTAGAGTTAGTTCCACCAGATACCAATGGGTGGTCGGTAGCACACAAGGATTTACCGTCACCATATGTGGTGCCTGCGGCGAAGGCGTTGTTAAGGATTGCTGCAGCCTTAACTTGCTTCGTGTACGCCATCGCACGAGCCAGTGCTTTAGTATAACGAGATGACAATGAGTCATACAGGTTATCCTCAATAGCTTCCTCAGTGATTGAGAAACCCATCGCAACTGTTTCGTGTGTGTAGCGTGCAGTCCATGCTTCTTGAGCATTGTCATACTCAATCGCGGAACCTTCACCTTTAACTGGCGCTGCTGAAAAACCGGATAATTTGGTTTCTTCCTCGAATGACCGATCTGATGATTCGGTTTCAAAGATTTCAGCGTGTTCTTCGCCATATTTTGCGTATTCCATTCCGAACAATGCGTTCAGGCCGGGGAGCAGCTCTTTAAGTAGCTGGGCGCGTGAAATAGCCATTCGTTAATCTCCTTATACGCCAGTAGTGTTACTGTACTGGTGACCTGCGTTCCATTTAACGTAAGCCTCAGTGTAACCACCACTTGTGTTTTTGGTTTCTTCAACCAAACCAATGATACGGAACGGCAACGTGTTAGTAGTTGCTGATGTATCAGAAATAGCACCACGCGAGTTACCCGAAGTCGAGTCACCTGTGTTGTCTACGCCTGCTACGTTTGCACCGATATCGGTTATAGCTAGATCACCAATAGTTGTACCTGAAGAAACAACAGCGGCTTTGAACAACAGGTCAGTAGCGTCTGCTACATAAGCCTGAATGTCGCTTGCGACTGTGTTTGCAGGATAAGATTGGCTGTACAATTCATAACCCAAGTTTGGATCAGTGTATTTACAACCCATGAAAACACCAACAGGTGTCATTGCAGCGTCGAACGGGTCACGCTCAACGGTGCCTCCGGTAACCACTTTAACGGCATCACCAAAGAAGATGCTAGTGTCATATCCGCTAGCAATACTCATTTGACGATAGACGCCCCCAACAAAGGGAGTGCCGCTTAGTAATTTTACCGGAACCAGACCATAAGGTCCGCTAACAGAAGGATAAGCCATCTAAAGCTCCTAAGATTAAGTTCCTTTACCGAAAGTAACCTTCGTCTTCCGCTCATTAAATAACGGCATACGAGGATCATTTTCTCTCATAAGGCTGTTATCCACAGATGTCATTTGAGCTTGTGCCTGATCGTTATAGTAGGCGTTCCGCTCTTCAACCATCTCTTTCGGAGCCTTACAGAGCATCAAACCACCGATAACTATATTGTCCTTGAAGCGTTCTTGTTCAATCGCAACGATAGTAATCTCTGGATGGTCTGTTGCCTTTACAGGCTCCCAACCTTCACGAAGTTTTGAAGAAACGTTTGTGGCATCGACCTGACCTTGCGTGCTCACACGCACCCAATGAAAGTCATACCCCGGCTCGGGATTGGGAGATGGCAGCACCTCGGGGCGCGTCCAAGCCTTCTTGCGAACTTTACGTTCACGGGTCTCTAATTCACGGTTAATCCGATTCTCAGCCATTTTGTTTCCTCATATCTAATGCAACCTGTTTGGCGTATTGTTGAGGGGTTAACCCCAACCTCTTAGCGAGCTGAACTTGGGTCTTGGTCAGTGTTACCTTTTTAGGGGCTGTGCTCCGCGTTGCGGGTGCCACTACCTGTGTCTTTCGCTTTGGTTCGGCATCCTCGAAATTATCGGGGAAGACCTGACGCATACGAGAATCAATCGTCTCGTAGTATTCATCACTTTGCGGGCTTACGCCCTGTTTGACAAGTTTATTATGCAACCCCAGCGCTAAACTCGTCATCTCATCATCGCTTCCAAACCACGAATTGGCTTTCTGCCAATCTGCGGCCCGTTGATCGACTTGTACTGCCGGGGCGGGTTCTGGCTCTGGTTGTACAGGAGTTTCTGTTTCCTGTAAAGCCGGGATCTTAAAGTTTGCTAGCCTGTCGGACTTCAACTTAGCATTTGTTAACTTTTCTTGTGCTTCTAACACTGCATCAGAGTCACCAGTTTCATATGCTTCTTTATAAGCACGTTTGGCGGTCTCTGTTTCTATTGCGGCGTTTTTCTTAGCCTGCTCTAATAGGGCGGTCTGATTCTTGTTAACGTTACCCTTTAGCTTCTTATTCTCTTCCATAAGCTGTTGTGTAACACGTTCAAGTTCTTGGCGCTCTCGTAAGGCTTCCTCCTTTGCCCTACGCTCATCATGATAACCTTTAGTAAAATGCTTTATCCGTTTCTGAACTTGCTCAGAATACTTTTCAAGCTCGTCTTCAGTGACATCTTCAGGCGGCTCGGACGGTTTACGCCCCCGATCAGCTTTTGGCGTATCGTCAACAACCTCAATCTCAAGCTCGTCGTCATCAATATCCTTTTTGCTCTTTGATTTATCCGCTGATGTTTCATCTGCTGCAAAATCTTCTGCAGTCTTCTTCCCAGTGATGTCAATTTCAACTGCGCTAGTTTCTTCGATAGCCATTTTGTTATCATCTTCATCATCAGGAAACTCAAATTCTACTTTTTGAAAAGCCATATCTACGCCCTTTGTATGCCCGTTGGATCAGCTACGACAGCCTCAATAGAGTCATCATTCATTAGCCGATACTCAATACCACCAATAGTGAACCGTGTGCCCGAGTTCATGCGGAACATCACAAAATCACCCTCTTTACACCAAGGCCCAGTCGGGAACCGCTCTTCATCCCCGTATGCTTGGTCGCCCATATCTACAACAAGCCCAATAATAGACATAATGTGATCTTGGGTTTTGGCGGTATCTGTCTTAATAATAGAAGTCCCCGATATGGTTTCTTCCGGTTGCGGTAGTGCTACGAGCACGCGGTAGCCTACGGGTTTTGGGAGTTGTAACTCCAACTCAGCATCGCTAATTTTAACTGCTGCTTCAGTCATCATCGTTTTCCATATAGTTTTTCGCAAGGTCTTCAATGTAAGATTTGGTGGCTTCGAGACCCCGAATTAAGCCAACAACTTCCCTATAGTTCGCATAGTCTTTAGGCGACCCTGCGTTTAGGAAACTCTGTGCAGACGATATATCACCGTCGATTTTATCTTTCAGCACGTCAAAGACGGTTTTTGCCATAGTGTATTATGACTCCTTTTTGGGTTTCTGCGTAGAGCGCATCATGCGTGCGGCTTCAAGGTTCATCTTGTTGCGTTCGGCACGACTAACTTGTTCTAGCTTAACACCCTTTTCTTCAGCTTCTATCGCAACCTCGGCCTGTTCGATCTTGACGCGTTCTGCCTCTAGCATAGCAGACGTAGCGTCTTTGGCCTTCTGTAGGTTGAGTTTTTCTTTCTGCAAGGCGCTATCCACCTGATCTTTAGCCATCTTACGCTGCTGCTCTTGCTGCTTGACCTGCAGTTCTGCCTGCTTCATCTGTATGATTGGGTCTTGCTGCTGTTGTTGAGCCTTCTGCTGCGCTGCTTGCTGCTGGTTTGCCTGTGTAAGCTGCTTGCCTGCGTCCGCAACCAGACGTGACAGTTGTACTTCCATATCTTCTGGCAGCTCCTCGTTCGGAGCGGGTAGTGGTGCGCCCAGCTTCTCTTCGATCTTCTTGCGATAAGAGAACCCGAGGTGTTCGGCAATATGGGCCTGCAGAGACGCCATAATCTGTTTTGCCTGTGGGTTTTGTCCGATCATCTGTGCTATCATCGGATCTTGCATAAACGATGTGTGCGTAGCAATATGCGCTTCGTGGTCTTGGTAGATAAATGCCTTCATCGGTTTGCCAATCAACGCATCCATATTCTCGCTGATAGGGTCTGTAGGCTTCGCATCGTCCTTCGTAGGCACCAGCTTATCCGCGTTCTTAACCCCTAGCACCTCGATCATCTGCCTGTGTAGCTGTGGCAGGTCATATATCTGTGGTGCCTGCTGTGACATCTGGAGGACAGCTTGGTACTGTACCACCCGCTGTGCCATCGTAGAGCTGTTAGGATCGCTCACAGGGATCACATCGACCATCATGTAGTCTGCCTGCTTGGCGGATACTTCGCCTCTCACAGGCACGTATGTGTACTCTGAAGGTGCATATTCAGCCATGATGGCCTTGAGGAGCTTGAACTCCTGCTTCATCGCATAGTGTACACGCGCCTGTACCGCAGCCATAGGCTTCAGGGTACGCTCTAACAGGGCCAATGTGGTCCCAACGGGGGCGTTAGCAGACATGTCCGAGATGTTCATGTCACTAATAGCGCCTAGCCTACGTCCTTCGTTCGTAATTTGGTTCAAAAGGGCGAGAAGGGTCTGGCTAGGTTCCTTGTACGGGAGAGGCATGATGTTGTCACGGATACTACCTGACGGCACATCTACATCCTTAAACTCACCCGGTTCTATCGGTGTATCGTCTCCCTTGATACGCAACCCACGCGATTTCAGCCCACCGGGGAGATTCGATAGAGTACCCGCGTCAACCAGTTGCCGTATCAAGGAAGTTCCTGCTTTAGCGTAGCCGCCAATGATATGTATGAGGCCAAGCCCATAAAACCCAAACCCCGGCACGTACACATAATGGACGAAGTGCTGACGCTTGAGAGTAAGGGGGTCTCCCTCTTCGTAATTCCTACGAACCGCCAGCACTTCGCCACTTCCACGCTCAATCGTGACGACATAGGGCCGAGCAATCCCGTCGTCATCGTCTATACCTTCGATCAAAAGGTCGGCGTGAATTTCATAAATAGCGTAGCGGTCATCATTGGTTAGAGAATACCCACCATCTTCAGCTTTCTTCTCTTCTATATCAGTGTGAAACGGTTCGGGGTCACCAAGGTCAACATCCCTATAGAACCCACCAGCCTGCAGCTTCTTCAAATCATTCTTTGTCTTACGCATAATGTGCGTAACCCGCTCTGCAGCCTCGATATTTGACGCTCCATAAGGCACAATTACGTCTTCTGCAGAGATATACACAGCCGCTTGACGACCTAAATTTGGGTCAAAATACACCTTTTTAAACGCTGATCCAGCCAATCCAAGGCTATACAGCATCCGTTCATGCTCAGGGCGGTACTCTACCATACGCTCCGTAAGCTCATAATTCATGTCTGCCTTGACACGTGCGGAGGCTTCTTCCTTCTCCTTGGTCTCTTCACCAAGGATCTTGGTCTTTACTGGCCCTGCTGGGGGGAAGGTTTCAGACATTGTTTCTGCTTGGAACCGTATCGCAGCTTCTGCCAACACGGTAGAGAATACACCGCATGCGCCCTCCCACGGATCTGTGCGCTCTTCATACTTGAAGCCTAGAACATCCAGACCTTTAACGAATGTATCCGCCCAGTCTTTACGGCTATCTGTATCGGATTGTACCTGCCCCATAAGCTCGTCGGACAGGGACGCTAAGTCACGCTCATCCATAATATCGGCTAGATTACCACCAAACTCAGTAAAATCGGCTTCTGTGCCGGGTATTATGGTTATCTCCATACCCCCATCGGATAGGGTTACAGCCTCTGGGTCTATAATCTCTATCTCCAGATCAGGAACCTCCATCTCCTCCATGTCGGTAATGTCGTCACCCATACCCAGCGGGGCAGAGAATATTCCTTTTTCAATAGCCATAGCTAAACCCTCTTAATAAAATCCACCACTGCGCCGTCTCCAGTACCGAGGTTCTTCTGGTTCGTCTGTGGGCAGACGTATAAAACCACCCTGTCTAAACCGCATTAACGCCATAACAGTCGAGTCCACAAGGTCATCATGGCTCATAAAAGGAAATCCTGCAATCTCTTCTACAACTTCTTCTGCCCAACGTGTCTGGGGTATCCATACCATACCAGAGGCTATTATGTCAGCTACAGAATTTAATCTAGCCATTTTATCACCTGAACCCCTGTGCGGAGTGTACTCAGATACAGGTAACCCAGTACGCCGCATCTCCTGATAGAGGGCCGCACCCGCGCTTTTCTTCTCCACAATAAACGAATCTGGCTCCCAATCCCTATACTCGTCCATAGCCAACTGTTTAAGTTCAGGAAACTCCAAACGCTCCTTTATACTATTGAGTAATATTATATGATAGGCGTTCTCCTCTTCATTCATAAACACACCCCACGTGGTGAGCGCTGTATAGTCTGCACGATTGTGCTTTTCGGCTGCGGCATCGAGTGACATTATGATATATTCGCATGAAGGAGGGTTCTCACCTGTCCATTCCTGCCACCACTCACGCTTGACGATAGCGGCTTCTTCTGCAGTGGGTTGTTGTTGGTACTGTGCGTTCCATTGAAACACAGGCATAGATGCTTTTGTGCGTTCTAACGCCTGCAAATCAAAAAACTCGGGCCAGAGAGGCTTATGCACAACTTCTGCGGTTTTTTTACTCTGTATTTCTAGTATAGCGGGAAACTCTACCACCTCATACTGGTCTGACAACTTGTTATTCACCATATCACGCGTTACACGACCCGTCAGGTCGTCCATATGCCACCGTGTCTGGATTATAGCCACCCGCCCACCGGGCATTAGACGTGTTCGCGCACCGAATGTGAACCACTCGTAGGCTTTTTCAAAGACTTCAAAGTTCCCGTTGATAACATCTTGTTCAGAGTGGGGATCATCAACCAAGAGGAGGTCAGCGCCCCGCCCAGCAAGAGCAGACCCAATACCACACGCATAATATTCTCCCCCTACGTTGGTGTTCCACCGTCCAGCCGACTTACTATCCTGCGCAAGACGTACTGTGGGGAAGATTGCGCGGTAGTCACTCGTAGATATAAGGTTTCTTACCTTCCGACCGAAATCCACCGCCAAATCTGTGGTGTGTGACACCATCATAACCTTCTTGCCGGGGTTACGACCAAGAAACCAAGCAGGGAAGAAGATGGAAACGAGCTGAGATTTGCCATGGCGGGGTGGAATATTGACGCAAATACGGTCCTTATCACCTCTTTCAATACCCATGAGCATATTAGCCAGTATGCGGTGATGCTTACCAACTATAAAGTCGGGCATCATGCGTTTACAAAACTCTATAAGGTCATCATACGCTACTTTGTTCGCCTTACGGTTGTGTAATTCATCGACCATGCGGTCAATTTCAAGGATTTCTTCGTCAGAAAAGGCGTCTAAGTTGTCAAGTATATGCCCTACGTCAACATCATCAAAGGTTTGC